CTACACCAAGTATGCAGTCCTAGATGGAGAACGTATTGATAATGTTGCTAAAAAATTCTACGGCAGATCCTCTTACGATTGGATCATTGTCATCACAAATAATATTATCAACCCATTGACTGACTGGCCCATGTCAGACAATACAGTGAGAAAGTTTGCCGAACAGAAGTATAATGATCCTTACTCGGAGATTTTATACTATGAAACAGAAGAGGTGAAGACTGGTTCCAACCTGGTTGGTGATCTATCCAGTAAAAGACTTCCTGTGATAGCATTGGAAGGTGGACTAAAGGTATCGAAGAAGTTCTACGATAGTCCATTCACTTACTATGATGGCACAAATAACGTCACTGTTCTTGGTTCTAGTGTATCCAAAGGGGTCACTGCTATTGACCATGAGTTAGCAATGAACGAAAAGAAAAGAGAGATCTACATATTGAATGGTGGTTTTATATCTGGATTCATCAAAGAGTTTAAAAAGAAGAATCTATACAGTACAAAGTCCACAGACTTTATTAATTCAAGGCTTAAAAAAACGGGGGTGTGACCCCCCGAAATTTATTCATCGTATGAACTTGTCCATACGAAGTTTAATGTAATACATTCCGATGACCCATACGGAGAAGAGGAACCCCTCCCCGTAGGACATGGAGTTCCAAGCATGTACTGCTTCTCCCATCACTCCTCTGCCAGACGTTGGAAGTATGATAGTGCATCATCGTCTGCACTATCAGTAGCAGGGACGCTAGGTGCTGGTGCTGCCATGATAGAGGGATCATTGAACCCACCACTGGTGGGGATAGGATCTGCTTCCTCTTCGTACTGTGCCTGTTGGACAGGACGTGAGACACCAAGCACAGCATTCATACGAGTCTCAATCTCATCATATGATTTGAATTGATCGTTGGTAGTGAATGCTTCTAGACTGTGTGCTTGCTTCCACAATGCTTCCATCTCGTCATCGTTTGTACTCAACGCTGTAGGTGATGCAAACTCGGAAGCATCATAGTTCCAGTAACCACCAATGGTACGGATCTTCAGCTTGAAGTTAGCACCTTCCCACAGATCAAAAGGATTGACAGGGGTTTCATCATCAAACTCGGGTTGCATTGCAGCAAGAACCTTATCGTGGATCTTCTTGCCATACTTGTACAGAAATACTTTGCCTTCGTTGTCAGGATTAGCAGAATCCTTGACGACATAGATGTTGCTGTAGTAAGAGAGTTTACGTTTGCGATTACGTGCGATCTCTTTATCGCTTTCTACTCCACTGTTCCAAAGTTTGTTATTGGCGGCACAGACAGGACACTGATCACCTTTGGTGGTGGGACAGTTGTCAATCAACCAACCACCAGGACCTTGGAAGGCGTGGTTGTAGAGCTTTGCCCAGGGAAGGGACTCGCCCTCTGGTGCTGGTAGGAAACGAACGACTGCGTAACCATTACCAGTAGCGTCAAGTGCTGGCTTCCAGAGTCTCTCGTCGCCACTGCTGTTTGCATTGGTGGACTTCTGAAGTTCCTTCTGCAGGAAATCAAAATTGGTCTGGGACTTGCGCTTTAGTTCTGCGAAATTAGACATGGATGTTTGGGTGTTAGGATTTGGCTTGTGTGACCCCCGTCACTCTGACATTATAACACAGGCAGAAGGCGGGGTCAATACCCTTCTGCCTTGAGATGCTGACGCATCTCATCGATCTTTCCAATCAGTTCATCGAACACAACATTAGCGTCCTCACTGTCGGATGCACCGAACATGACAGCAGCTTGTTTAATGCTGTCTGCCATTTCAGTTGCCTCTGGATCATCGGACAACTTCAGTCTAGTATAAAAGACTTTTTGTTTCTCGATCATCTCTTGTAAGATATCGAAATACTCTAGTTTCTTTACGGGTGCCAATGCTGGGAAAGCATGTGCCGCCTTCATACAATACTCTTGCATCTTGGCAAGTTCTTGCAGGTCACCTCGGACCATTTCTGACTGAAAGAAATCACTCATACCAACAATAGTTTAGCTCTACTAGTTTTCTTAATGTAGTTTAGTTTCTGTGCATCATACTTAAGTTTTTCCTTAAGTGGTTTGCTAATCAATTTGGGGACCGATTCGATCTCGATCTCATTTGTTTCGCAGTAAAAAACGATTGCATCAATGTAGTTCATTGCATTGTCAAAGGCAATCTTCTCAACTTCCTGCGAAAATTTCGCAGCTGTCATAAATTTATCCTCTAGTTTGTCTAGCATATTTGTTTTGGTATTCTCGGATGTACTCTTGCAACCTAACAAAGTATTCTTTTTTAGGTGGGACAACTTTGACTTGAGTGTCACCATTTTCACAAGCAACAATAGTAACTAACTTCTTTACTGTTACACCGTACACTTCTTGCAGCATGCATGCATAGCCACATTCTTGTACGAAATAGTCGTAAAGATATAGTTCTTTCTTGGGGGCTTCTGCTGTCTTAAAATCAATGATAGACAGTTCCCCTTCATACTCTGCTATGCAGTCCACTCGTCCTGCAATTTGTAAATAATCAGAGTATAAAGCTGCCTCTTGTAGGTATACCCTATTTATACGATCGAGCACTTCACGAGAAGAGTGGAACATTGTCCACGGTAGTGGCATGTCCTTGTACTTTTTTGTATCCAACTCGTTGTTGATATAATCTTCAACAAGCTTGTGATACCTAGTACCACGGTTGCATCCACGAGTAGTTTTTGCTTGCGCTTTTTCTTTACCTACTCGTGCTCTCCATTTAGCAAGACCAGCTTGCTTCTTTGCATTGTTACTAATCACGGTGGTGATGGAAGGATACTTACCACCTGTAGGAGTGACATAGTATCTCTTTCCATCAATCATCTCTGCTTTCATTTCAATTGGCAGGATGCCATCTACATGATTAAAAATATGCATTAAAGACCCAAGTTAATTTTACTAATTAGATATGATTTGACTAGACCAGATCGAACGATGTCCTCAATGTTGTATTCAACTAAAGAGAACTCTTTCATGTCTTCTAGGATTCTTTGGAAGTCAACGATGCCTGTACGTTCATTACTCTTCTGCAAGTCAGACTGACGAGCATCACCACAGAACATGATCTTTGTATCTTGACCACAACGTGTCATGATTGAATCAAGTTCGTGGAAGTTTAAGTTCTGACACTCATCGATAAGAACAATAGAATTATCTAGTGTAGTACCACGTAGGAATGATGTGGACCAGAATGATACAGTTTCCTGTGCCTTCAAGTTCTCATACAACATTTCAAAACTATTGTCATCAGGCATCTCGAACATGTACTTAACCATGTTCTTGTATGGAATCTGATAAAGAGATGCTTTGTCCTCATGTGTACCAGGAAGGAAACCAATTTCCCTCGTAGCAACTAGAGAACGTACAATGTATACCTTATCATATGGTGTGTGTTCTGAAAGAACATCACGAAGAGCTAGATACAAAGCAACAAATGTTTTACCTGTACCAGCACACCCATAAGCATAGATGTTTTGACCCCTTCCATACTCCTCAAACATAATCTTTTGATTATCTGTTAGAGGTTCTACAGGTAACAGATAAGAAGAGTCAATAGGTTTCTTCCTCTTCATCTGTTTGTTTGACATACCATTGATGTCAGGTTGATTGCGCTTTCTAGATCTAGGCATAGTTACCACTCAATAGTTGAACCACGACGTTTTGATGCACGATTCATAATCTCGTTCCATCCTGGATGAGTCTTACTCATCTTATTCTTCCAGTCACCGACCTCACCAACACCAGCAACACCAGCTGACCAGTCTTTATCCCAGTCAGGGTTTGTTAGTCTCCATTGATCGTATTCTCTTACAGTCATGTGGAGTTCTTTAGTCTCCCCAGTCTGCATATGTTTAACAGGATACGTAGGCATTAATCCTCCTCTTGTTTCTTTTTGTTGAATCCAAATCTACCTAGACGAACTTGCTCCGTCTTCTCTCCCCTTAACTGATGACCAAGTTTAGCAATGTTCTCCATCACTTTCAATGTATCTTCAGTAGTAGAACCATCAGGCATACGGTCTCTGACAATATTAAATCTAGGGAAGAAGAGTTCTGCAGATTCAGTCATCTCTTCAATAGTTAAAGGATCACCAGGTTTTGGTGCTTTCTTTTCTTCAATCATGTCCATTCAAGTGCCTCGGATACTGTAGGGAATTGTTCAATAAAGATATGACGTGCGCCCTCCGCAATATCCATATGTTCTTTCTGTGTTCCATGTGCAGAACGCAGTTGAATATAATGGATCCACGAACGGCATGAGCCTGTCATGTAGATTTTTGTTGGTACGGCAAGAGGAAGCACAAAACGAGCACATTCTTTTGCAATATTTCTATCAAGCATTTCTTGATAGAGTTTCATTCCTTCTTCAAAATGTTTTTGCATTTTG